GTATACCGTCATTAGGGATGTATACGTCATTCCAACCTGTAGGTAAGGTTAACTGAAGTATAATCTCTCCCGTAGCACTGCCACTGCGTATGGTAAAAGCACAGGCGGCGGCAGCGTTAATTAGAACGCCTTGCAACCTGCCTCTTGATGGGCCTACGAGACCCGCAGCAAATCCCGCCACGGCTACGTTAAAGGCTCTGACCTCTTGACCAGCCATTTACTTACTCCTTATGGAAGGACGGGTGTATTAAACGCTTGTGCGTACATTACTGTGATACGAACAGAACCTGCGTTAGTAGCAGCAGAACTCGTTACAGTTAAACGCTTATCTGAAGTACCAGTGTTGCCCCACAATAAGGTTCCACCACCGCCAGCACCTAAAGCCTTTATACCAACAGTAGTACCTGATGCTACAGCATTGATGATTGTATTATTATTGCCACCTACTTCGCCAACGCTGATGTTGGTAGTAGTGTTAGCCGCTGCTACAAGATCAATGATACAGTTAACGATCTTAGAGTTAGCGGGGATGACAATATCTGTTTGTTTCGCTGTAAGTGCGCCCTGCGAAAGATCGTCCAATGTGTCTTGACACATTACAACGTAGCCTACGTTAGCAACGTTAGTACCTATAGTTGTACCTGTAGTGTTTCTAATATTACCTGCCCGGATTGGGCCTGAAAAAGTTGTGTTAGCCATGATGATCTCCTGTCGTGGCGAATGTCAGCCGCACACTGCGACTGTCAGGGATGAATTAGTAATACAGTACCTTTAGACAAAAAGAAAGGGGCAACCGAAGTCACCCCTATCTCAACAAACTTTGCCTTTGCAGTGCGAATCCTAGCCCAGCAAAGTAATTGTTTAGGCTCCGGGGGAACCGTAGATACCCAGTGGGTCAGAGACACCGAACGAATAACGCTCACGCGCTTTGTAGCGCACGTTACCTGTGTCGAAGTCGCCGTCCATACTGGTATTCATGGCTGTCCGCTCGAAGTGCTTCATGCCATTAGGAATATCAGTGGTCATAAACCACGCATCCGCATCAGTAAGATAATGGTTAACCGTATAACCGCCCGGAATAGAACCGTTTGAGTTAATTGCGTTAAGATCATTATCGGCTGTACCTACACGGTTTACGGTTTCCAGCAAGCGTGTTGCTACAAACATAAGACCTGTAGGAATGATGAGCTTGCGTGGGCGCGCAGCGATAAGGAGACCACGTTCATCAACGTAGGCCGCAACATCAATTACTGCTTGCTCAAGCGAAGTTTCATTCAAATCAGCAGCTACCGCAGGGCGGTTGCCGTTTACAGCGCCAGATACTGTAGGGTGTGCGACGTTGAACAGTGTGACGCCATCACCTGAGTTAAAGGTGGCGAAGCCTGTGTTCAGCAAATCCGCTGCCTTAACCTGCTTGGTATAAGCCATAGCGCGAGCTAGTGCTTTAGTATAGCGGGTGGACAGTGAATCATACAGGTTATCTTCCATCGCTTCTTCAGTGATAGAGAAACCCATAGCCACAGTTTCATGGTTGTAACGAGCAGTGAATGATTCCTGCGCGTTATCATACGAGATAGCAGCACCTTCGTTTTTGACGGGTGCAGCGCCAAAACCTGAAAGTTTTACTTCCTCTTCAAAACTACGCTCCGAAGACTCGGTTTCGTAGATGGCTTCATGTTCGTTTTCGTACTTGCCGTACTCTAAACCAAACAGGGCGTTAAGGCCCGGAAGAAGCTCTTTTAGCGCCTGTGCGCGAGAAATAGCCATTGATTATCTCCTTACAGGCCAAGACCAGCGGTGTACGCATGAGACGAAGGATTGAACTTAACAATCACATCGGTAAATGCGTCACCAACGGTTGATCCGGGTGCGTTAACAAAATCTACGAGCTTGAAAGCAATCGTAGCGGTGGCAGCGGCAGTAGCTACATCCAGAGAGATTCTGGAATTACCATTGGCTGTATCCGGGGCGGTCTGATTAACAGCAAAGTTGCTGTGCATCAGGGTTTGCGCTACGGCAGCGTCAGCTTGGATTTGGAACAACGCGTTAGGGTCATCACAAATATAAGCCTGAGCATCGGCAGCAACTTGACCTGCAGGCCACTGATTGTTCTGAGTAAACCCACGAACAGTATCAGTGTACGAACAACCAAGGAAGATGCCAACAGTACCAGTAGGGAACGCATTGGCGTTTGTACCGACCACAGTGACCTTAACAATAGTGCCGTTGGCAGCTACTGCTACAAGGTCTCCGTTGGCGATAGCGGTGTTGAACCCAGAAGTAATGGGTAATTGGCGAGTTGATCCCGAAAAGGGACGCCCACCAATCGCATTAATAGGGCGCAAACCGTATGGAGTAGATGTAAGAGCCATTTAAGTCTCTCCTCTATTACGATTTTATTTACAGTAAGTGCCAGAAGGCTACTTACCAAACGAGGTACGAGTAGACCGCTCGGAAGGCATAACGGGCATACGGGGGTCGGATTCCCGCATGAAATTCCTATCTACGGCGTCGGACTGATGTTGTGCAGTCTCCAACTGACCGTATTCTCGGTCTTCTTGCAATTCTGTAGGGATTGCACAAAGCAATAACCCACCGACTTCGATATTGTCCTTAAAGCGCGAGTCAATATCAGACATGATTTGCAACTCAGGATAGTCTTCTGCTTTCACAGCTACATACCCTTCTCGGAACCTTTGTGAAACATTGGTCATGTCACCTGTACCCAAGGTAGATGTGCGAATCCAACGGAACGAAAGTCCGTCACGCGATTCGGGGGTGGGTAACATGGATGCTCGCTTCCACGGTTTTCTACGTTCACCTGCTTCGCGGGTGTTAAGAGAGCGGGATTTGCGATCAGCCATTGTTCAGTTCCTTTAATTTTTGCGCCGCATAGTCTTTTAGTGGTACTCCAAGTCGCTTGGCGATAGCGGCCTCAGAGGAGGTCAATTTAACAGTGTTGCGTGATGTAGCGGTATTTCTACCACTAGGAGCCACCACGGAGCTAGCTTTACGCTGTGGCTTGTCCTCAACAACCACATCATCAAACCTATCGGGGTAACGCTGTCGCATAGCGTTATCAATTCGACTATAGTAGCTATCGGAAGAAGAATCAACTCCCTCTTCTAGTAGCTCTTGATGCACAAGCATGGCATACCGTTCCATAGTCTTGTTTTCAGTAAACCAAGGATTCTTAGCCACCCATGCTTGAGCCTTACTATCAGGTTCAGGCGCTCTGGGACGTGCGGCTGGCGCGGCTTGTTGCGGAGCTTGTGCTGCGCGAGGCTTCCAGTTCTCTATACGGTCAGCTTCTGTTTGAAGTTTAACCATACTACTCTGGGCTTCAACTACTGCATCGGAATCACCAGCATCATATGCTTGCTTGTACGCTGCTTTTGCCTGCGTGAGTTCAGACTCATTGCGCGCCTTAGCTTGTGTGATTAGGACTCCTTCGCCCTCAGACAAGTTCTTACGTAGGCGGTCTGCTTCACTTTTGGCGCTTTGCGCGTATTGTACAGCCGCTTCGCGTTCCCGTTCAGCTTCTTCCTTACGCCGCCGTTCTTCGTGATACTCAAACTTCAGCTTTTTAATCCGTTTTTGCACGGACTCGCTATGCTGTGTTAGGTCATCATCATCAGAAATATCAGCTTCTTCGCCTTTAGTTCGGCGTGGTCGGCCTTTATCCTCATCAGGAGTATCATCTTCAACCTCAACAATAATGTTGTCAGATGAATCCATATTAACTTCTACGGTGTCCGTATCTTCTACGGCTTGCTCTGCGCCACTCATGCTCTGCTATACCCCCGTGGGTCTTCTACTACCGCTTCTACAGTATCATCGTTGATAATGCGAAACTCTTTACCCATGACCTTGAACCTAGTACCTGAGTAAGATCGGAAGATTACAAAATCTCCTTCTTTACAGTATGCTCCACTAGGGAACCGTTCTTTGTCTGAGTAAGCCTCGGGTCCGGTTTTAATAACAAACCCAATAATGGATGCCGTCTCTTCCATAGCTTTTAAAGCATCAGGCATAATAACACCGCCTTCTGTTTTACCATCTAATTCCGGTACTGCAATTAAAACTTTAAAGCCTTTAGGCTCGGGAAGTTTAGCTTGTAATTCGCTATCTTCTATCTTGTTGGCCGCGTACATTTTGGTCTCCTAGCAGTGATTAAAGGCTCACAGCGCCTATGCGTGGGTTATCCACGTATTTTTCCCATACAACTAAAAGTTCTATGGATCAATATACCGTTGTTCAACTTCTCTAATTTCTTCAACTATGTTGCCCAACGCTTCATATTTACCTACCAGCTTGATGTACTCAAGATGGCTATCCACGCCACCACCAGCTAGATAGTGGCGTATACCCTCACGTTGTTCTTCCACACGATTTAACACCGTTAGAAATATGCTCTGCTCCACGTATCTAAACCTTCTTCTTAGAAGAGCGAACCATTTTGTTTAATGTGCCAGCTTGTTTAGCATGTAGCTTAGAGGCTTTCTTTAAGCCCTTTACAACCTTATTAACTGTCTTTTTATTGCCTTTAGTTAAAGTCATTTTAACCCCTATCTGTTATATCTCTAGCCGCTTCCATAGCTAACTTGACAGCCGTTACATCTTCATTCTCTTGTAGCTCTGCTACTTTCAAACTTATATTCGCTGCTGCCTTAGTATTCTCCGATTGAATACGCTCTTCTTGAATGCCCACATTGGCCCGTTTACTCTCCATATCAAGCTGCAACTTAGCCTTATCCATCTCTATTTTGTGCTGCAACTCTTGCTCTTTCATAGCGAGTTCTTTTTGTTGAATCTGCGTTAGCGGATCAGCCTGCTGCTTGGCATTTTCTTCTGCTGCTACTTCCGCTTGGTCTTTCTTTAATAACTGCCCTGCGGCCTGTGCAACTACCTTAGACAGTTCACGTTCCACAGACTCAGGTAGTGGCTCATCTTGATCAGGTAACTCTGTACCAAGCTGGGCCTCTATCTCTTTACGATACTGCAGTGCTACGTGTTCTGTAATATGTGATTGCATGGCGGATTGTATGGCCCCTGCAAACGGCGACTGCCCTACTATCTGCTGTATCTTGGGGTCTTGCATCGCTGCCATGTGAGTCATTATATGCGCCTCATGATCCTGATATGAGAACGCTTTTACAGGCTCTTGCTTCAGTATCGCCATATTCTCAGACACGGGATCGGCGGGCTTAATATCTTCGGGTAGCTTAATGATGTCTGAGGCGTCTGGAATACCTAAAACTTCAAGCATCTGTCGGTGTAGTTTGCCTAAATCATATAACTGTGGTGCCTGCTGCGATAACTGTAACGCTGCTTGATACTGCATGATCCGTTGCGCCATAGTAGCAGCATTAGGGTCTGACACAGGAACTACGTCTACACGCCCATCAAAGTCCTCGGCTCTATCAGCAGGTTCATCCATCTCATAGGCGTACTCAGACGGCATGTAATCATGTACGATACGCGCTAGAATGCGTAGCTCTTCCTTCATAGCGGCGTGTAGGCGAGCTTGTACGCCTGACATAACCTTCATAGACCGTTCCATAAGCGCCAGTGTGGTGCCTACAGGAGCCTGTGCGTTCATATCTCCTACCTGCATGTCTCCTACAGAGCCAATGCGCCGTCCTTCCTCAACTACGTTGTTAAGAAGCGTATACAGAACCTGTGACGGCTCTTTATAGGGTAGGAACGTGATAGAATCCTTAATAGCGCCACCCGGAACGTCAACATCTCTAAATTCTCCGGGCATAAGCGGGGTGTTATCACCCTTAATGCGCATACCACGAGATTTTAGACCTGCAGGTAGATTAGATAGTGTTCCAGCGTCGATAAGCTGCCGCATGATAGACGTAGCAGACTTTGCCAACCCACCTATGGTGTGAATTAGCCCTGTACCGTAGAAGCCCATACCCGGAAGATAGGGGTAATGCACAAAATGGCTCCGCTTACGGCGTTTTTCGTCTTCTTCGTACCAATTTCTACGTATCGCTAGGACGGTACGTGAGGATTTGTCCATCGTAA